TAGGTATCTCTCCCGAAGCAATCGCCGCATTCGCGCCAGCATCACCATCTAATGATAGATATGTCTTACCAAGGGGAGCTAAGTTATTGACAACATTTTGATAGTCTGCTGTGAACTCATAGATAAGACTGCTAGTTTTTGATTCTAGCCCTGCAATTGTATAACGAACATTACCTAGGCGATCCGAGTAATTTAACCCGACTCCTGTCATAACCTGATCGAATTTTTCAGCGTTAAATCGCAGATCTTGCGGTAGCCCGCTTGGTACCGGAACTTGTGATGGAGTAGTCATAATTTTCCCATAAAAAACCCAGCACAATGGCTGGGTTGTCGGTGATAGTTGGCGGTGTTAGATGTAAATCAGGTCGCTGTATTCGGAAAGTGTAAGCGATACTGTGCCGTCAGAATTAGGGTCAAGGCTGTTGACTGTCCATAGTGCCGAGTCCAATTCTTCCGATGTGGCGATGAGATAGCGAGATGGTGATTGGACATCACCGCCGTCCCAGATATTTAATCCTATATTCGGAATGGCTGCCGTAAACCCTCTGACTGTGTCAGACCTAGCTGTTGCTGGATAACGGTAAGTTGGGTTGCCGATGTTATCGGTGACAACAACAAACATGTCGCCAGCAAAAACAATAGGCTCGCTTGTATCAAAGTCATTGCCGCGCCGCTGAACGATGTAGCCCTGCTGCTGGTTGGTGTCGTAGATGTCAGGCATCTGGATGACGCTACCGACCTGGATTATTCCGTCCTCGAAAACCTTGGCTGTCATCTTCACACGAGAGTAAAGCAGTCGCTTGGTTTCCCGTAACGCCCTCTCGCGTGCCTGGTATTCATTTCGAAATCCGACTACATCAAACTTGCTCGGGTTGGCCGCCTCTTGCTCTACAATCGAGTTGTCCAGAATTCGATAGTTGATATAGGTCTTGTTGTTCGTTGTGGGGTGAACGTAGGCCACCTGCACACCATCGAACCCGCCAGGTAATGTCGCCTCATAGCTGACCTTGTAGCCTTCAGTCAGCATGTTGGAGCGGTTAAACACGGCAGCTGGGTGATCAACTTTCTGGTCACGCGTAAATGTCAGTACCCCGCTATCCCAGTAAGCAATCACAGACGCGGCGTTACAAATGGCTTGCACCCGATCGCCAAGCGAGTCATTTTCGTTGTCGAAGGTGTAATCGAAGTAACCCAGACGTTCGTCAGGCAGCGCTTCAGCGATAGCGTAAAGCTGGTATAGGTCGATGCTGCTAATGTCCTGCTCACCCATCACAAGCCACGTATGGGCCACTGCATCAGCGAACGAACGCGATGGCCGCAGAGTGTAATCCACGGTGCGAGTATCGAGGTTGTAGCTGATAGTGTGCCGCGTAGCTAGGAGGTTATATTTCCGGTCGCGGCTGCCTAGTGCGTTCTGCGTTGCCCGAACAGTGACTTTCACCAGCGTGTCAGTCGGATGAACCACGTTAACCCGTGGGTTTACCGCGTGAATCTCCTCAATCTTCAGGATACTGTGGTCATTACTGTTGTTCGAACGCCTGAAGCTAATGGCGTATCTTCCACTACCTGCTGCCGGGGTGAATTTGAAAGTGCCAAACTTAGTCTTACTTATCCCATCGTCGTTATTGAGGCCGATATTTGTTGCCTCTGACGTACCTGGTATCTGATTGTTGTCGTCATCAACCTGCCACCAAACAACGTCAGTTCGAGCATAGTCGCCGTCACCCAGTTGAGCCTGAAGGTGTATCCACAGTTGCGTCGAATCAATTGGTGAGAATACCGGGCCAACAACAAGCGCCTCGTTATCGTTCAGGATGAACTTTGTGGTGTTGATCACCACGTCCGGGGGTAAGCCGCTAATGTCACTGCCGCTCAGATTGTCGAAGAAAAATGAGTAGTATTCCTGTGGGTCTACTAGGGCTCCGTCATCGCTAATTTCCGCATTGAACATATTCGCTGTAACGGTGATATCCCGCGTTACTGGGCCAGATGCAGTGTTGTAACTGACGTTAATCTCGAACGTGACAGAGTGCGGGAATACCAGGTCGTAGAAGTAATCAAACTCGTCTTGTTTGTTTATCTTCATGACGATCTGGCCTGCGCCATACACTCCGCTAACAACGACATTGGCCGTCGCCGTTTCTACCGGGAAATCGCCACTCTCGTTCGGACCTGGAAGCTCTTGCCCGTCAACATCATCAAATCCGTACCCCTCATAGATAATCGGGATTACCTCGCCAGGGTCATAGATTTGATACGAAGCACCAGCCATCGCGCCCAAGCTCGACTCTGAGTATCGAACCGAAGATCGGCTATACTTGCCGATCCCCACACACATGAACTCAGTGACGTATTTAAGGTTGTTGATGTACTCGAACATCGACTCTTGGATCAGGTCGGGATATGCCCGAGCTTGGCCGTAAATGTCGGGCTTGGCCTTGTACAGACGGGCTGTGTTCGTCTGGCCGGTTAAGTTGTTGTTTGGTGATTCCTCTGCGCCGCCCGCAGCATTTGGAATGCTCGGCCTTGGCATGAGGAACGAGAACACCTGTCCCACAACTTTAAAGATGGGGCTTAGGATGTCGCCGATAACGCCTTGGGGTTGGTCAAAAATGACGATGTTGTGCAACTCACTCAGGGGAAAGTGCATCTCGTCGTCATCGACAATATCAACACCGTTTACACGAATGCAGATGTCCTGATGGAGGTTCTGCTCCAGCAGCCAAGGATGAAAAAAGGTGCCATTTGGCACCTTGTGTCTTTCCTTTGGCGTTCCGGGAAATCTTTGTATTTCAATCAGTGGCATATTGGTAATACTCCACTCGAGTGAATGCCCTTTCGATAATCATCACTGTATCCATCCGTACGCCACCACCCTCGCCTCTGCTGTGCAATGCCTGCCTGTTAACTATCAGACCAACATGGGCAGGCTGTGAGCCTTTGTAGCCAACGAATATCCCATCGCTAACTGGGTTATCGACCTGCTGCCAAAACACTACATCACCATCAAAGCACGTCACAAAATCAGCCCCGGCTTCGTAGTCCGGTGTGTGGTGAATCTCGATGCCGAGCACATGCCGGTAATACAAAACCACGAGCCCCCAACAGTCACACGCCTCGAATGAACAAGCACGGTTAGTCCATGGAGCAAGTTTTATGCGGTTGATGAACTCAGGCTTAGAGATGAGCGAGGCCGGTATACTCGACTGGATCATAAAGCCGCCCGATATTGTTGTTGAGTGGGTTTGTCAGTGAGGCAACCATCGAGGCTGCATCGGCATCAAGGTCGATGCTTTTTGCGAACAGCGTCCATTGCTTGATCGGTGCTGATGGGTCAGCAGAATCGAACACACGGCGCGTCACGGTGATCGGTTTAATTCGAGAGAAGCCTTTCCACGCCTTGAGGATGGTTTTAATATTCGATGCTAATCGACCTAGTTTGATAGTCGCATCAACGATCGGCGTTCCGCTTTGCTGGCTTTCTTCAATCTCAAAGCTGCTTGGCTCATATGCGGCACCACCTAGCGTTTTTGGGAAGAACTGACCTGTAACTATGCGGACATACCCAAAAGACTCATGGTAGAACGTCAGCGTGTCATATAGCGCCCGCATTGGCCGCTGTTGCTTGTACTCACGGAATGTTGGCATTACGGTACCTTCGGCATAGTTTCGGTGACGACGATATCGAGCGTTGACCACCAGATAGGAGGTAACTCAACAATAATGTCGTCGTACTGGTCATCGCTGTTCACAAGGCCGTTTGAAATCACCGTACCCGTCCACGTTACAACGTTGCCGTTCTGCGTGTGTTTCGGGTATTCGGTGAAGTGAAGCGTTTGGACTTGCAACCCGCTGCCGCCGAGGTTAATCGGCATCCTGAACCAGTTGGCGCAGTTGTTGAGATAGTTCGGACTTCGCAGCCACTGATTGAAAGCCCGGTCTTGGTCAGTCGTCATAATCCAGGTGACATCCCAGACGGTTTTTAAATCGTCTGTGAGTTGCTGAAAAATTACTGGGCCTACTGCGGGTTGGTCGGTCTGGAATGGTGTGTCTCTACTTCGTGGCTTGCCCGGTTTCTGCGCCAGTGGTAGCCAGCCGGGATAGTCGATAATCGCCATTAGCCTTGCCCCCTTGGTACACGTCTGGCTGTGGTATTTGCTGTGATCGCCTGGCTGGCTTGGCCGCCGTTGTTGAGGTCAGCAATGAATGCCTCAATGGTCCAACCTCCACTGCTGTTTTGCGTTGCCTGGGCATCAACAGTCGCACTGCTGTAGTTGTTGATTATTACCGTTGGCGCAGCACTTGAGCCGCCCTGCATATCCTTATTGCTGATGACCTTCCCGTTGTCGCCGGGGATCATGTACTGCTTCCCGCCAGCCTGTAGTAGTTCCGGCCTACCTCCCTCACCGACTTGGTACATTGAGCCAGCATTTACCGGGCCACCGTTTTTGCGTGCGCCAGCAACCCCACCCAGCACTGACATAGCGAGGCCGCCAGCCTGTGCAGTTTGATATGCAGCTAACCCAGTACCCGATGCCGCCCCCATGGTTGCAATAGACGCTGCAATTGCCGCAGGAGTCCACGCAGATAACGCTGCTGCTCCTCCAGCTACCGCAGCCGCCGCTGCTGCCGTTTGTCCCGCAGCACCAATGGTCTGAGTGATGATGAAGTTTTTAAGCGCTTCAACACCAACTTGAACCAGCGAGTTAACGACGCTATTCAGCATGGTGCTACCAAGCGACCGCATAGCTTCTTCTGCTGACATTGAGCCAGTGATTAGGCCGGTCAGCGCGTTGGAAGCGTTACCGGAAAAGGCATCTACCGCACTGGTGAGCATGTCATAGCCAAGGTTTTGCTGGCTGAGTAGCTGCCACTGTGCTGCTGTACGCTGCTGGTCATACTCCTTGTTGGCAGCATTCATCAGCGCCAAGCCTTGCTGCTCTGTTATTACCTTCTGGGCGGTGAAATCTTTGATTAGCGCTAGTTTCTGCGCATTTTCATTTGCTAACGCCTGAACCGGGTCAACTTGTGCGGCGGCTTGCTGCTGAGGATTTACTGCTTGATCGGCCCTGATTTTCGCCAGTGCGGTGATGTGGTCTTGCTCAAGTTTCGCCGATTGCTGGTTGTACTGTTCCTGACTGATTAGCAGCTTACCTTGGGCATCCTTCGCACCATGTAGCATGTCGAGTTGGGCTTTCTGGCTGGCGTAATCGGCGTTTTCTTTCAGTTCCGGCACAGCGTTGCGAGCCTTAATAGCGGCCGCCGTATCCCATGTGGCAGCAGCGTAATCCCTAGCCTGCTTAATCTGCCCTTCTGACGCATGCACCCCAAGAGATTGCTCAGCCCTTAGCATTGCTTGCTCACGGCTTAGCTCTTGCGTTGATGCCGCTGCCAGTTCGGACTGCTGCTTGAGATTTTCCAGCTTCTGAGCAACGCTTTCTGCCTGGCCTTCAGCTTTCTTGCTGGCGCTAGCTGACTCCTTGGCTTCCTTTTTAGAGTTTTTTTCAGCTTCGGCCAGATCGTAGTGTTTTCCGGCCTCTTCTTCGATTTGACGAAGTTGGTTGGAGTTAGGTTTTGCTCCTGCGGCTACCGCCTTTTGCCGTGCCTCAGTAATTGCCCGCTGACGTTTATCCGTGATAGCGAGCAATTCGTTTTCTTCTTTGATCTTGCTAAGAAGTTTGTCAGCATCCGCGCTTCTATCTACGTTCAGGCTGGTAGCGTTGAATTTTTCCTTGGCTCGGCTGGCAAAGTTAATGGCATTGCCTAATTTGCTCATCAGCCCAGCAACGACGCCGGACTCCTGCCCGTCTTTTTTAAGTAACTCTATTCCAGTCCGAAGCTCACCATTAAGCTTTACCTGCATTAAGCCAAGCGCACTCTTTGTCTGTGAGTTTTTGCGCTCCATCTCATCAAGTTTTTCAGTCTCGATAGCCAACTCTTCTTTGGCATCACGGAGATTCTCTACAGACCTTTTCGACTCTCCATATATCCTTTGCGATACCTGATAATCCCTGACGTCCTTGGTTAATGCCTTTACCTTTTCTTTCTGGTCGTCTATCGCTTCAGATTGTGTGCGGATGGCCTTTTCTGTTTTTGCGATTTCCGAGGCAAGCTGAACGGAACTCATCTCCCTCATTTTTCCAATCAGAGCGTTAACACCATCAGCAAGCTCAAATGCTGATTTTTTTGCCTCTTCTGATCGTTGATAGAAGTAGTAGATTGCCGCACCGGCTAGAAATGCTGCGCCAGTCGGGCCGCCAACTAATGCCAGCGCTCCTTTTGCTGCTGTCCATGCTGTACTTGCTGCCCTTGCCGCTGCGGCAGTTCTTGTTGTGGCTGCGGCCAAGGCATTCTCTGCCACGATCAAATTTGTCGAGGTAGCAATGGCAATTGACTTTTTGGCGTTCAGGTTGTCAATTGCTGTGGCTTCCGCCAGGCTTCCTCTTGCTACAAGCAGCTCACTTTCAGCCAACTGTAAGGCTGCTGTTGCGGCGATCTTGTCAGCTGCCGCCTTTCTGACTGCTGTGTTTGCTGCAAATTGAGCCGCCTGTGCCGCCTGGAACTCGGCTTTTGCAAGTGCTTGAGCATCCAGCGCCCCCTTCACTTTAGCGGCTGACGCCATAGCAAGCGCACCGACAAACCTGGAGCCGAATACCGCAGCTACCGCAATGACTGCGGTCGATAGCCCTTCAAGGTTCTCAGATATTGTTACGATTGAGCTATTAAAGGCGTTGTATGCCGATTTTACTGTTGTTGATTCGCCGACAAACTTGGTGATGTTGTTCGTAGCTACGCTAAATGCTTGTCCCATTGTTGTGACGGTATTCGCGAACTCTTTGCCGATCGCATCGCCTTGCTTCAGCAAGCCATCAACAACGATGTCTGTCGTTAACTTCCCGGCAAACGCCATTTCGCGCAACTTACCAGCGCCAACACCAAGGGACTCAGACAGCGCCACAATCAGGCGGTTACCCTGTTCGTTGACGGAGTTATATTCCTCACCGCGCAACGTTCCCGACGCCAAGCCCTGTGATAACTGAATGATCGCAGATTCCGCTTCTTGCGCTGTGGCACCGGAAACGATGAACGCCTGGTTAATGATTGTGGTCAGCTTGGCAAGGTCTTCGGTACTTGTTCCAGCCTGGCGAGTAGCTCTCTCAAGGCGAGAATACAGCGACGCTGTAGCGTCCAACTCGGTGCGCGTGCTTTGCGCTAGGTTGAACACTCGATTCACGGCGTCGCCAAGTTCCTCGTGTGGCTTAATGGAGTTGGCGAGTTTGTTATTTACTACAGTCCAGGCTTCGGCATACTTTGCCACTTGCTGGACCGATAAAGCGGAAGCAAGTGCGGCGGCCACGCCAGATAGAGACAACATCGACTTTTCGGTGTTATTTACTGCCCGTGTAGTGTTGTCAAAACCACCTTCCAGGCGGTCAAGTCTGTCGTTAACTTGCCGTTGTGCCGTCAGGAGCTGATTAACGTTCATCTGCACCTGATAGACGATATTGCCTACCTGCTGATCGGCCATTTACTTTTCTCCAGGCATAAAAAAACCCACCGAAGTGGGTTGAGTTAATTGGTTTCCTTACAGGCCGTGTTTTCTCCTAGCTTCCGCCAGGTACTCTGCATCGGTCTTGCCATCATCGGCTGGCTGAGTGATTTTTTCAGGCGCTGCCTGCTTAACCGGCACCATTGCTTTAATAAGCTCGGATTGCTTGGCGCTGATCTCTTTCAATATGCTGATTTGCTCGTCTGCTCGAACAGCAAAACGAACCAAAAAGAAGGTGATGACCAAGCCAACAACCCATGTAAAAATCGTAATCGCCCAGAAACCAGACATTGAATCCATGACTATCCCCAACCGTTAACAAGTAGCAACATCGTATCAGAGTGCGATCGCAAGGCAACGCAAAACTAGGCTCTGCCCGGTTCGCGTTTAGCTTTCTCGGATGCGATCCTGGCCTCACGCCGCTTGAAATAATCATCACGAACAGCATCGTACTCGTCGCGGGTGAAGCCTTTCTGTGGCGGATATTTGGCGTTAAGCATCAATTGGAAAGCCGTCATTGTTAACTGCTCAGCTTCTTCCCTGGGCATATTAAAATGGGTTCTGGCGGCATTGATGTACTCGAAGACGCGAAACTCGGGTGAATAGTCGCCTGCACTTTCGTTCTTCTGTAACTGCCGCACCTTGGCCTTACCGCTGACACCGTGCTCTATCAGTTCCCGCGCAATGATGATGATTTCGGCATCGCCCATCGAGCCACGACGGCGCACGATGTCACGCTTCCGCCCCTTCCACTCTCCGATCAGCGGCGTAAGGTCATCATCGCAACAGGCTTGCATGACGTTCATTGCGGATTTAACGGCTTCGGTGCTGATTGAATTTATGTGCTCAATTACCCACGCAGGAATCGTCCCGTAAGCCTCTATGGCGCGTTCGATTAACTGGCCTACCTCACCATGATGTAGCTCGTAATGCGCCTCCACAATCTCGTTGGGCTGACCTACACGCGACATATTGGCAAAGGATGGGCGGAAGAAGTAATCACGCTCCTGGTCGGAGATAAGCATCTCGCCGATTTCAATTAGTGGTGTCATATTCCCCTCGGATTAACAGGCATTATCAAGGGCGACATCAGCCACCCTTTGTAATGCCTGTTAAGTGATAGTTACGCTGTGAACAGCCACTTTATTGCCGTCTACAGTAGACACAATAATTTGGCCTGAGCCAGTAGCAACGCGGTTGACAGTGACGACATTACCGGCAGCCGTGGCGGTAGCTTTTGCAGCATCCGTCGAGGCGACAGTGAATGCCTTGTTGGTGGCGTTGGTCGGTTGCACTGTAACGGTAAACGTGCTTGTACCGCCCGCTGCGCCGGTGCTGGTTGCAGGGCTAAGGGTTACGCCAGTTACCGGTACATTGTTGACCAACTCCACCAATACTGTGTTTCCATCGTACACCTTGAACTCAGTGGAGAAAGAAACGATATCATTCGTCCCACCGTCTGTACTGAGCGCGGTTGTCAGCATATAACCAGATACTTCAATTGGGCCGATTTGCGTACGAACCCAAATAGTTGGCTGTCGCTTGGCGTTCAGTTCGTCGGCATAGTATTTAGCGAACCGGCCAAAGCCAAACTGATCGAGGGCGTCACTTGTGCGAACCTCTCCCTCAAACGAGATTGTTAAATCGCTGTTGGTGATCGCATTATCCACCCATGCGCCTTTGTCATCGGCATCTGAAGTCACGGTATTGGGACTGAAATCGATAGTCTTAGACGTACCGGCAGCCAGTGCCATCCAGTCGACCTCTGATGGCCTGGTGTCAGCACACCCCAGCGCAACTTCGAGAACGACGTTTTTACCGACCAGTAAGCCGGAATCGTTACAACCTTCCATTTTATAGCCTCATATGGAATTGAAATAAAAAACGGCCAGAAGGCCGCCAGGGGAATATCAGGATATGGTTTCGAATCGGAGCCGGATAACCGTTCGGCCCTCTTCGGTAGAGATCGGCGGAGGTAGGCCGCCTGTGTTTGCGATGTAGTTCAGATTGGAGTCATTCGAGTTATGAGTGACGTAATCCAATATTTCCTGCGCACGGATAATGGCTGGCTCCGGGTCGTTCTTGGCGCTAACAAGAATGGCAAGCACATAGTCACTTGCGCCAAGGCAACCATAACGCGGCGTGCCGCTGCCAGACTGGAACACGATATACTTCATCGCGCCGGTGTCGGCCTTCTGCTCTACCCACTGCGCCAACTGAACCTTGTAGTCAGTCGCCAGTCCAGCATCTACCAGGTAGTCGCGAACCTTCATGAATACCGGTGTGCTCATAGCTTCATCTCGTCTGCGACAGCTTTGTCGATTTGGTCGATAGGGTCTTCAAAGCCAAGTTTCAGGAACTCCTTCTTGGCCCTCGCCAGCCTAAATCTCTGAACCACTTTAGGGTCGTGGACATAAATAGCGTAATTAGCTGAGTACCCCACTCGCCCGGTGACTATCATCCCCTTTGCCACAACATCACGAAACTGAGAGTTGATCAGGGTTGAGGTGTCCACTGGGGTGTAAATGGCCGCCTGCCCGCCGCCGATAAACAGCGCCTTATAGACAGCACGGACAACCTTCTTGCCGTGGATATTGCCGATAAGCATCGACATGTTTCGCCGGGCCTCAGCTATGCCGGTGACCTTTGTTCTACGCATGAATCACCCCGTCGCTATCTCGTAATCGTCAGCGATACGGTCGAACGTGTCAGCATCACGGCCAATATCGATTATCATGTCGGCATCATCTACCGGCGTCGGTGAATCGAACTCACCTATCGCCAGCTTGTCACCCATCTTCGCGTCGGCGTATTCAGTCCAGACATACAGCTTCACGGAGATTTCTCGGCCAGCCTCGGCACCTTTGCGGCGCGTCTTGCTGCCATAATCGCAGTCGATGACAATCGGCGGGCCATATACCGGCTTACTGAACTCGTCAGTGTCGGTCTGCGGCCAAATAGTGGCCCTGGCGGTGTAGCTCCAGTTCGCTGTTGCTGACATCGGCTATTCCCTCCACTGCAATACTTTCGCGCCACTGTTCCGAACCCGCGGGCAGTTAATCACCCACTCACCATCCGACTTAACGTAGCCGGTTACCTCTCGGCCTGTGTCAGTTTTCACCCAGACTCGGACGAATGGCTTCGGCAGACGATCAGTGATTGGAATCCAGGTCATCAGTCAGCACCGACGACAGTAAAACCAGTGAGATTATTGTCTGCATCGTAGATGGCTGCTGCATATCCTGACCCAGGCAGAGAAAGCGCATTCATGAACCCAACAACACCCATTGCAACTTTCCCATCTTGCGATTTTGAGCACACAAACGGCACGCTATCAGCAAGAAGCGACTCATTGCATGACACTCTATGCCCCACTAATTCGGCGGTGGCGGCTGGGTCTAGTGCGATGAGCTTATTGAACAAATCAACTATTTCTTGTGCATTTACCATCGTTAGCCCCCAACAACATCGAAGAAGCCAACCGAGTTGCCAGCAGAGATAGGCAGGTCAGCAGTGCAACCATTGGTATCGAGTTGAGCCAGCGAGTTACGCAACCAGGTGATGCTGTCATCGCCATACTCAAACGACCGAGAGGCACCAGATGGCGCACTCTGCGATTTAATCTTCCTGGCCCCGGATGAGGCAGACATTAGAGCGGCCGCATACAGAAGAATTAACGTCTGTGTGCAGTCGTCATAGCCTGCCCCATCCATACAAGGGAGAATGCCGTTTGCAACGCACAGAATAGGGGTGAGTAACGCGCTCGGAATGGAGTAACCCAGCTCACCCAGAAACGCTTGCACATCTGCCGCAGTGATTGGGTTAGCCATGGTTATTTGCCTTTAGTGGTCGCAGCCAATGCCGCCTCTGCCTCATCAGCTCGCTTTTTCTCTGCCGCCAACGCGTCAGCATTGGCTTTATTGGCCGCCTCTGCCTCATCAGTTAGCTTTGAAAGCTGGGCCAGCGCATCAAATAGCTGGGACTGCGTCTGCGAATCATCAATACCTGCTGATACCGATGGCGTTGCCACCTCAAAGGTCAGCTTTTCACCTTTCTTTTCCATGGACTTCTCCGCCTTATTCGATTTAATCCACTTATCCGCAACCTCATCGGTTACGTCATAAATCACGCCAACCTCCAGCTTCTGGAAGCTGGCACCGGCGAACAGGTTTTTAGCCAAAATTTTCACAAGTGCCATGATTTATCCTTAGCTGGAAGCGTGAACGACAGAGAAGTGACCATTGATGTCTTGCTTAACCATCAGGCCAGCTGCGCCCCAAGTGCGCCACACGTAGTCAGAGTTATAGAACAGACGCGGATCGGCGACAGTACCGAATGCCTGCCCGACGATTGGAGCGATAACGCCAGCACCCAATGGCACGATCAGGATTTCGTTACCGGTCAGTTCAGCGTCTTCTTTGATGTCTTTGATGCCTGAAAGTTTTTTGATTTCTTCCAGCGTGGTACGAAGTGAGTTAACGTCAAAATACTGCTCCCAGTTCGACATGATTTCGCTAGATACATACCAAGTCTGTTCGCCGTATTGCAGGTTTTGCAGCTTCAACACGTCACGCAATTTGATTGCGTTAGCACGAATAGCTTTCGGATCATCGCTTGTCGAGAAGTCAAAGGTAAGCGTTACCTGAGCAACCCGCTCGTCATGACGCAAACCCTTCCAGGTCTTGTCGTCGAACTTAACAAAGTTACCGGCCGCATCACGGAAGCCTTCCCAGATGTAGTCAACGTACTGACGGCGGACATCTTTCAGTGAGCCAGTCTGGGCGTCAGACAATGAGGCCAATGCGGAGCCCTTGTTGAATACCGGATCGCGCCACTCAAACTTAAAACCACTATCGTGGATAGGAACCATGGTCCCATCAAATGTGTATGACTTGGCATCCAATGCCGCACCGATCTGGCCTGACATGGATGTGTGCGCCCAGCCACGACCACCGGTGCGAGCATACTCATACACTGATTCTTCAAGGCGAACAGAGCGAGAAAGCGGCATCAGGTCGTTCAGCAGGGTGAACTCCGTGTTAGGTTCAAATTCTGCTAAAACAGTTTGGTCATACGCCTTATAGAGTCGGCGAATATCATCAACGGCATTGGTGGCATCGAGTGATGGAGAGTTTGCGGCATCACCGCGAAAGCGTGTGCGTGCGATGAAGTCCGCTACCGCTTGTGCGCTGGAATTGCGAGCTAATTCCAACTCATCCCACTGGGCCTTGTTGGCCTCAATGTTGTTAGTCTCTTTTGCCGTTTTTTTGGAAAATACAAACATTCGGTGCCCCTTACTTGATTACAACGCGCAGGAGCTGGCCTGCTGTCGAAATGGTGTATGAACGGTCTTCTTCCACATAAGCACGAGTGGACTCACCATCTGCCTTGGCCTTCACGCGACCGTTGGCAATAGAGAGAGGTTGACCTTTTGTGTAAGTACCAGCAGCAGCCGGGACGTTGAAGAACACACCTGGCGTTGGGTGCATCGCTACAACCCAGTCACCAGCGGCAATTTCGTCATCTACGGTCTTGCAGCGCAGATAGTCATAGTTGGCGACATACAAAATCTCGTCTTCATTACCATCTACTGAGGCGGTGAATTTCTTGGTGGTGCCATCGAAGAAGCCGACAGTGCCTGGCTGTGTGGCCGCAGCGGTCGCACCTTCGCGGTGCAATTGTGGGTTGGCAAAAATACCACCCGCATGGATCACATGCTTTCCATCTTTAGCCATTATTTACTCCGGCATTTCGCTGAAAGTTTGAGTTGAGTTAGCCTGGCGGAATGTGCCATTCAGACCGGTGGAGGTTGGGCACTGAGCGTACAGGCCATCAAGCGCCACGCCATCAAGTGCGTTAACAGCCGCATCATTAAGGCCGAACTTGGCTTTCACTGCGTTACGCTTGTCATCCTTCTCTTTGTCAGAGTTGGCGGTCAGGCCGGTTTCGATAGAGTTCAGCTTTTCCGCGAATGGAGCGAACCATGCAGGTGCCTGCTCGTTGTTGTTGGCCTTATCCTTGGCGGCCTTTTCATCGGCCTCTTTCTTCTCGCGCGCAGTCTTTTGCTCTGGCGTCTCTGTCTTGGTTGCTGCATCTTCCGCATTCATCTGGTTGTATGCGTCGAGCAGCTCAGCTTCGGTCTTGCCTTCGGTCGGCTTACCTTTCGCTTTCAGTGCGTTAGCAATAATGTCTTTCATCGGGTTATTAGCTCCGTTGGTTTTAATTTCGTACTCAGTGGGTTTGCGCACGACTTCTACAGGTTCGCCGACGAATTCAGCGGTGCCGTTATCGTCGATGAGGTACTTCTGTTGATAGGTTTTGCCGGTCAGGTAATAGATAAACTTGTCAGGCCACACCGCTTCTGGGTACGGCCACTCATCGCCGGTGTACTTCTGCCGCAACTTGGCTCTCAGGGCAGAGTGGATATCGTCGAAAGAGAAGTTGGAGGCGTTGGTGAAATAGAACTTTGCCTTATTGAGAATGCCATCTTTGGTGAGATCAGCTGCGTCGGTCAGATTTACCTGCTCAATATCGAACTTGTCGCCATCAGCATTCACGAAGATGCCGACGCCATCGCCTGGGGTGGCCGCGCCTGGCTCATCAAGAAGAATTGCAGTGTGGTCGAACGACATGTTTCGGGCGATCCACGTGTGCTTCTTGCCCTTTGACTTGCCGGTATTGGCCTCGCGCTGTAGAAGCAGGCCGGTTGATACATGGATAGGCTCAACATCATCGCCATTCACCATGGCATCCAGGCGTTCAATCAGGCGCTTACCCTTGTCAGTGGACTCGGCATAGCGCTTATTGACCTTCATATCCATGACAACGCGCTCACCATCTTTGCGAACGTTCTCTTGCCATGCGCCGACATGGAACTGATTTACCGCTCTCGGGTTATCGGCAGAAACATAATCAGCGCCGATCTTAGGATGCCCCATTGGCATCGGCTTGCCTTCGAGTGTCTGATAGCTTTTGTTAATCTCCGCCGCCAGGTATAAACCGCCATTCATCACAACGTCATCAACGATAGGCACGACGCCGCGAATGACGTAGTGGTCGTCACCGTCGATGGTTTCAATTGAGATGTTGGAGGCGTTGATGGCGAGGGAGCGAACATGAACGCTATTAAGCTTCATGCTGAGTCCTCTTTATAATTTAGGTTTCGACAATTTATTAGCTGTGTGTATTACCACCTGCCCTTCGGCATCGGTGATTTCCACCTCAATAACTGCCCTCGTAATTTCACCCACTTCGGCCTGAACGATCACCGAAATGACACCATTAATTGGCTTTCCATTCATGGTGCAAACACCTAATCGACCATCAGATTCAAAAATTCGAATGCCATTATCTCGATTAAGATGATTAATAAGCTCAGCCATTTCCACCTCAGACTTCAATCATGGGAAACACCGCAGTCAGGCGGCTCTCGCGTATTCTTCTTGCCACTGTTTTCTCTCTTCAAATAGCTTGACCACAATCCCTTTATTGACTATTTGCCCTCGCTCATCGACAAGAACAGGTATCTGGCTGCAATAGCAGTTATACCTGTTGCCATTCTCGGCATAGAAGGCCCGAACCTCGGCGGTTGTGTACGTGCGTCCGTGCCGGGATGCATGCCAGTAACGAGTGGTAGGTTTAAGCGCCGATTGCCAAAGCAGTTTGGTATTCAATCCAAGCCGCTCACGCGCCCAATCTGTTTCTAACCACTGGGCCTCTCGCAACGCGCCAACTTGTTCGGTCTGTGCGATTGTCTTGGCCTGCGACATCGACACATCAAGCCGCTTACTGATTATCCGCGCCGTTTCACGCGGGTTTATGCCACGCGCTATAGCATCAGAAATCACGTTAGCGAGGTCAGCCCTGGCCTTATCGCTAATGCCTTTCCAATCGCTGAACGTAGTCACATACGCTGAAGCTATCTGATTTAGGTAGGCAGGCGACGACAGTAACAAGGCTAGCGTGGTCTGCGCTGCGTAGGCCGGTGATTGCACTGATAGATTGGTGTAGGCGTTAAGGGTGCCGCGCTGATACTCGGCAGTGATGTACTGTAGAGCCCAGATATCCTGACCATTTCCTTCAAGCAGATAGTCATCAAGTATCACCTGGACTCGCTCAAGCAGATCGGCAAGCTGTTGCGCTGACATGTCATAGATGAACGTGCCAGCATTGACCTGATAGAGCGTGTCAGGCTGCCCTTCGTTTGAGCACAAGAGATAGCCTTTCTCGGCGTTACCTTCCTTTTCTCTGCCGATCAGCACCGCGTCGAATAGCTGCCGTAGCGCCACCTTGATGTCGTGATACCGACCTTCAATATCGCGATACATCTTGTTTACTGCTCGGTAGGATTGGGTCGGATCTTCTTTATTGCGCGATATTATCGGGCTGCCCGGTCTTTGCTGGCTGTTCAATTGGATCACCTGTCAGCGGGTCAGTTTTCTTAGCTGATTCGTCAGCGCCCTTTGGCGCTACTGGCTCCTTGATTGGCTCAAGCTCACCGGCTGCGCGTATCTCGTTAATCTCGACAGCTGGCGTACCGTATGCCTGTTGCGTCTTCTGAGCGATATCAGCTAACTTGCCCATGTTGTCGAGCTTCTCGCTGTCACCAGGAGCCAGCAAGTCAGACCAATCGACGGTAATTTCGTCGGTCTTGGGCTGGGCAATTACACCAATATTGCACCACCGCTCAATGAGCGTTGTTATGACCCATGACATCCAGCTATTACGACGCTCGTTACACGTTGCCGCCCATGCTTTCTTGTCTTCTGTAGAGGCAAGGTTGCCTGTCTGCTTACCGAACAGGATGTTGAACGGGCATCGAATTGTTGCGGCGTAGCAGTTAGCTGAGACAGTCCATGTTGGTGTCGGATCGGCGGCCGGAACGGATAGGACAGATGCTTGACCGGCCTGCATAACAAGTGCGGCATCAGTACCGCGGTTCATGCGTGATACCTTATCGTTCAGCGCCTCGCCCAGGTCTTTAAATCCAGCATCAACAGCGGCCTTCTTGATGGCAGCCATATCGGTTTCTTTCGAAAACTCTATCCCAAGCTGGCGACTGGCATTCTTCACGAATCCCTCAGCGCTGCCACCTTTAGCCTTCTCAATATCCAGCAGATCGTTAAACCCGGCTTCGTTTAGAGGAATACCGGAAAGCATGTTGTCATCTTCCGAGCCCTCCGCCAGGATGATCACCCTGTCCGGATGAACGAGGACGCTACGCACATTGCCATAAGTACCATCGTCACCCACAGGCTGCTCGTTGAACGTGTAGTCAACAGGCTCGCCATATGTGGGTGACATCGTGTCAATGTCGTAGTTATTGGGCTTAATCTGTGATTCCCATGCTGGTATGAGTTTCACCAGCGCCGCTTCACCAAGCGTTTTAACTAAAGCTGTATCAACAGGCTCAGACCATGGGCGATTATCTTTTATCTGCAAGATGATGGCTGAGTAATGCCCTACCATGTTCCGACGATCTGCGTCTTTGATCTTCTCCCAGTGCTTTTTGAGAAGCTTTGTAACCATCTTCTCCCACTCGGTTTCTTTCGTGGACTTAGCGACCAGTGGCCCTTCGATAATTACCGGCTTATCAACCCAGCAGGAATCTAAGGTCTTGTGAATGCCTGCGAATGCTGCTGAGTTGCGCCGGTAAGCCCGATAGAGCAAATCAAAACTAACGGTATCCGGGTAACCAAATTCATCCCACAGCTTTGTGCGCTTGGTGTTTCCGTTTAACTGCCCGGAATATAGCGCCCTTTGTCGCCCTACCGCTATGGTCTCAGCGAGGGCATTCACAAGGAATTTAACCTCGTTGTTTTGTTCACTCACTGAGTGCTCCTTAGAAGAAGATTGCGCCAGCTGGCTTAATGATCGGATAGTCTTTCACGATGAAATAGCCACCTGCGTCGTTTGTATGGTCGTTTCCTGCCTTTTTGTCAGGCTCGCCATTGTCAGCCCATACTTGTTGCTCAAGGTTCTCTGTGTACGTTGGGCAGCGCTGGACGTTGACTCTGTAGCGACGCTCACCAATGGCATTGCAGAACATGGCGTTGACAGAGTTGATTCGATCTTTTACTGGCGGGTTTGATAGATTCACTCGCACCTCAAACCCTGCATCACTTAGTTGTGATAGATCGGTCTTACTGGCATCAACTGACTTACGCGAGTCGCCAGATGCATCCGGGTAGATGTAAATCTCTCTAGTCTTCTCGAAAATGTTTTCTGTAGTTTCTTTCCAAAACTGACGCTGAATGCGCTTTATCATGTCCGGAGTGTCATAGGCATTCGTTATCTCACAAACAGCCCTCGGCAGGCCGTCACGCTTTACGTGGATAATCCCCGCCATCTTCCCAACGTTAAAGTCCATACCAATAAACAACGGCTCACCTGGTTGCTCTTCATCAACGCAATTATTCAGTATGCGATCGAACTGGTTGTATACCGTCCCGCTGGCAAGGTTGACGAACTGGCCATTGAGATATGCCTTAATCAGCTCGGTTGGGTACGAACTGAGTAGCGATGAAATGTAATCGTGCGGCAGGTTCTTGGCGTTATCGAAGGTGCTGGCCTGCACCAGTCCGTAAAGTGTGGCTAGCTCAGGCTTTTCACGTACAGCCTTAACAAATTGCTGATAGACAAACTTAAAGCCTTCCGGGGTGGTGGTAACGTCAATCCCATTTCGCAGTCCGTCACGCTTATAACGCATACGGGCGATGATCTTCCGCCATGCCTGCTGTGCCTTGACGGCCTTCATGACATCGAGTTCATCAACCAAAGCATTGCCTATCTTAAAGCCGACGATAGTCTCTGGCTTCTCCATCGATCGGCAAATGGTTGTCCCCCGGTACGCTCTACCCTCGTAGAAATGAACCTCTTTGTTACTCTCGTTGATCTTTACGTTAAGGCCCCAATCGTGAGCCACTTCCTCAACCGTGGGGTAGAATATGTCCCGGATCTGTGGATAGGTTGGCGCAAAGTAACCCTGGTTAACTTTTGGGAACTCCCAGAAGCCTTTGCAGATAGAGCCACAGCCAACCCAAGTCTTCCCGCTACCGAACCCGGCAACATACGCCTTGAATTTGGTGTTGAGCGCAATAAACCGCGCCTGTGGCACGTTAAGAGTCGGGCTTATCCCCATCATCAGCCCTCGCATCTACAACGCTCACGTTAATCTGTACTGGCGTCGGCTCTGTGTTGTTGTCGCCCGGTTCCGGGTTGTTATGCCACTTGTTGCGCTGCCGGTTACGTAACCAGAAAATGGCAGACACTGGATCTGGCGGGTAATGCTTCTTAATGCTCGTCTTCACGATCTTGTCTTTGATGACGCGAATATCGAGGTCTGGCGCGACGTAGCCAAGCGCCCGTTGATAGAGACTATCGACCACTTCACTATCCGCTAAATCCTTACCCTTTTTTATGGACTCAAGAAACTCGGGGTGCGCCTTCTTCCATGCGTTGATTGTTTGCTCGCTCACATCGAAGAAATCAGCAAGTTCGGCGTCCGTATAACCAAGCAAGCACAGTTTGCGGGCCTGCTCGGCGTACGCCTTCTGATACTTGGTTGGCCTAGCCATTCATTACTCCTTCGCTGCGTCTTCCTTCACCGGCGTGAACTCGAATTCGCTCAACTCATCCGGCTGAATGTATTTCCATGAACCATCCAGCCTAGCAATGGCAAACAGGCCGTTAACGAGTCGAGGCTCTTTAGTTGTCATGACGCCCTCGTAGATAGTGCCGTCTTTCTTTTTGGCTATTACTGTGTATTTAGCTGCCATTTAGAATAATCCTCTACCTGTTGAAGTGTGAGCCCCGTTCCCGGCGACACCATGCTATCGAGAAACCTATACAAAACTCTGTGAAGCGCCAGATTAATGACGCTTGTCAGAATTATGTAAAAGCCGTTGTGAAAGTGGCTCTCTGATTGCAATCGCTTATCGTGAACTATCTTCCATGATTGCCACCATGTCAGGATCGATGCTGCTCACCAAATTCTCTCTTGCTAAGTTCAGTAGCTTCTTGCGCCCGCCAACACCCCAGTTGTTCATCTTCCTCGCGCAGGAACTTATTTCCTTCGCCTCGGTGTTGATGATGAGGTCTAAGCGGTTAAGTCGATTCATTGCACCAAGGCCACTGATAACAGCCTCTCGGAATGTCTCATACACCCGAATCTCAAACTCTGGCTTAATCCATGCAGCATACCGAATTGCCAGTAGTTCAGATGCCCAAACCCCAGGCTCACCACCACCTCGGATAACCTTAAGTGCTTGATTGTCATCCAGAGGACAAATTTGTCCTTTGCCTATCAGCGCCTTTATGAAGCGCTTGACTGAGGCGCTGCGGATAAACTTGCTTGGCTTTTGCGACTCCGTTGCTTCCTCTCTCAATACTGCGGCCGCATGTAGATCATTCAGGCTGTAACGACCTTGCTCGTCTACACGAACAGAAACGCCACTAACTATTACTGTTGGGTGTTGCATTGTGTTTTCCTTTAGAAACGAGCCTCGTTGCCCAGAAACGACGCCCACAGAGAAGGTCACCACCTATAACGGCGTTCCTCCGAGGCTTGTTTCTAGAAGACTCTGTGTGATTACTTGCGCCGGGCATGGCGCGGTAGTTTTTACTGCGGGCATAAAAAAGCCCCAGCAGATGCCAGGGCTAGTGTTCTTCGTATGACCAGTCGGTTTCCCGACCATTTACTGTTGGGTTCGCAGCATTGCCACGCTTGTCAGAGTTGCGTTGCCACTTCCGTCTTTCCGGCTGTCAAGATAGGAGGACCACCTCTTTAGGGTTGCACACTCTGTTTATCACCTTTTCGGGTTGATTCTATTTCCCTGATTGCCGCCTTGTCCCGGTTGCACTGGCCGAGCGCCACGAATAGCTGGGCATTCAGAACCAGGCTGTCACCGTATAGCAATGGGGTTGGTGTTTTCGGCACCGGCGTGGGAGCAGTCAGTTCAGGGTTTATCTTTGGCGGGTACACCGGTACGAGCTGAGTTTTCGAGCACCCGGAGATTATCAGTAGCGGCATCAGGGACAGCGCGAACAGCACACTCATCGTCTTTGACCGCCTTTCTGATATAAACAATTCTCGTCTCGCCTTCATCAGCAAGTTTCTGTTTGTCTTCATGGGCGGCCTTTGAGATGGAGTACATCAGGTCAATAGCAGTGAGTACGCTGGTAGTGATTGCTTGGGCGCTGGATACATCACGCTGTGCGGCTGTGTACTTGCCGTGATAGTGGAATGCCGAATATCCCAGGCCGCCTACCATCGACAGAATGAAGATGACAACGGGGATCAGGTATTTGATGCTCATGCCAACGCCCCGCCAGCCTTCTTGTACTGAGTCAGTAGGCGATCCACTTTATGCTCCGGCTGCCCGTATCCAGCGCCAGGCAGTGAAGCCCAGATGTTCCGGCACTTGCTGATAGCTGATGCGATGTTACCGGCCTCGATATCTGGTAAAGCGCGACGTTCTTTGATGAGCTGAATAGCCCACTCATCCTGTGACGTCGGGCCGAAATCAGAAAGGTTGAGTAACACCCGGTAATGCGCCCAGTCTTTCAGCATGAACTGATACCGACCAGAGGCGTTAGATGTCAGCCCTTTGCTATTGATCACCTTCGATGGGCGGCCCTTGTTGAATGGGTGATCGGAGTAATCAGTGAAAACTTCCGGCTTTTTGTCAATGCCGGTAACAATGACGTCATAGCCATTGTTTTTTGTCGCTGGGCTTGTTGATGTGCCCTCTGCCCAGGCCAACATATCGAGGAATGCCTGGAGGTTTTTACTCTTCTGCATTTGCGCTCCCCGAAGCCCGGTTTATAAATCGTTTCTCAAGCGCCTTTATCAGCGAAGCGCCTGACCACCCGGCCATACCACAGGAACCGCCAACGACTTCAGCAGGCCAGCCGTAATGAATAGCGATCATCACCATGATCATCCCGGCGAATGTTGAGACGATGAGCTGCAATATCAGCGTTCTCCAGCTAAACGCCTCACCATTAAGAATCTTGAATGAGTAACTGGCGATGGCTCCGCAGAGCGTCATGCCAAATGCGAGTAGCATGGAAATAATGTTTGGTTCATTTTTCCACGGCATCTTCATTTCCACCCCCCAACATTGGGGATCTGTTTTTCAGATTAGGTACGTTGATCTCTGAACAAATCCCGTTACACTCAAACCGTCTGCGTAGACGAGATGGGCCTTGGTTTTGTTCGTGATTCGAAGCACGGGCAAGATGGCCGGGAGCAGTTGACGCTGCTTCCGGTCGCCCATTTTCACGATGAGCCCGCCTAGTGCGGGTTTTTGCTTTTTGGAGATAGCCGCCACGCCGTAGTCACTAGGAGACAGTAAGGGTGTTTGCAGTGGTTGACTGTTTTGGCGTGGAGGCTAAATGACAAAAGCCCCAGCGGTTAGGCTAGGGCTTGATAGATGCGGCGTTTCTTGGCTGGATTCGAAGTGACGCTCCCCACTTCCTCATAACGGCTTGCCAGCATGCCTTCAGATACAAAAAAGCCCCGCGTTGGCGAGGCTCTTTTTAAATCCACCGTAACACTCAGACGGATTTCTATTGTTAGACAATGATATTCTAGCTTTCTGCATTTTGCAAGCAGCAATCGTTACCGGATATCAACTTTACGTAAAATTGCCGGTAACTTTCCCAAGTTGGCGATTGGCTTCCTCCTCCGATGCGAGCAACTCTGTGATCAGCTTCTCGTAAAATGGCTTTACTGCCTTATCCCAAACCGTAGAAGTCAGCCCGGGCGCATAGCCAGAAATAGCCCTGAATGCGTCAGCCGCGGGCACTCTCTCGTATCCACGCCCCAGGCACTGCTTGCACGTTCGCTTCACTGGGACGCCCTGTAGCTCACTTTCTTCCCTGTGAATGGCTTCACCTCTACCCTTGCACTTGCAACAGGCCACAGATACAGCCCCCTTGCCGTTGCACTTCTTGCAGATCACCTTCACTTCTTCGATTTTCGCGTCGGTTTCTGCATCCCCCACCTTTCCATGTCCTTTGAGGTACACCATGGCATACCGCCTTCCTGTTGCCCTTTTTTCACTAAGGAAGCCGGAGCCTTTGCAACATTCGCACTGCTCAACCCCAGCCGCCGATCTGCAATAGTCCTTGAAAGCAAACTTTGCGAGCGCTTGCACAACCTTCACCTTAGTATTGCTACTGAGCTTGCGTAAGGCTGCAACCTTGTCGCAATGCTTCATCCCGTACTGAGTTAATAGCTGTACTGCGCGCCTTTTCTCGTTGTCACTGATTTCCATCTTGCCGAGGAATGCTGAATAACCGAGAGGGGCGCGACTCTGACACATCCCCATTGCTGCCATGACATCCGTGCCGGTCAAAGTATCGGATGATGTGGCGCGTGGGGAGTCGTTGATCTGGGTCGATTTGGCGAAATGATATTTAACAACGCTGTCTAAGTTCATACCCTCACCTCAGTGTTAACCGGCCTTTTCCACCGTCTGTTTTTTACGATGCTCTCCACCAGGAAAGCAGATACGTCGAACTTTCTGGCTACAGATGCCCTGGAAATCCCCTCGACATGTACCAACTCAAGAATTAGCGGCACGTCATCGGGTTCGATTACCGTCCAGTCGTGTCGTTTCTTCTCTCCGCGTGTGTCAGCCTCTGTTGTCCACATCGGCCGGAATATCCGGTGGGCCTTGTCTACGGATATGGTTCCGTTTTTACGCTGGCGTAATCCGTAATGCCTGCCTTCGTGACATGCCCTCATGGCGCGAGCGTGGGCCTTTGCTTCGTTGATATCGGTAAACATCAGTCCTCCTCGCTTTCCACAACGTGCAATCCACCGCGCACTGGTACTATCGGATCGGCTTTACTGGCTGGGCCTCTCAAGTTCCACGCCCGAATGGCGTCACGCTTCGTTCTGTAGGTCAGAGTGATCGGCTTGATTAAGCACTTTGCAAATCCGCATCCCGCATACACGCCATCAGCATCAGCGAATAGCACAGCGTCACCTCCGCAAAATGGGCATTTCTCTACGTCCATGTGAGGAGGGAAATTCAGGTCGTATGTCATGCGGCCTCCAGTTGTTTCTTGAGTGCTCGGGTTTTGGCTCTGTACGACGCTCTGAGCGTGTCCAATTCTTCACGGGTGTATCGGTGAGGGGTGTTGTTGTTTTCAAGCGCCAGGACGCGCTCAAGGCCGATTTTCGCTACCAAGTTGATACGGTAGGCGGTGATAGCCCCGGAGTGATGGACGTTACAGGAGGCGCACTGTAGTGATACGTTGTCCTCGTTGAAGCGGAGCTGGCTTGCCGCCGCTGTGGTGCGGTAGTGTCCCGCGTGATATTCCGTTGCCGTTGTCGTGCCACAGCTTATGCAGCCGCAACCCTCATCTCTAGCCCGGATATAGTCGTTAAATGCCCGCTGGGTCATATTCATCCAGTGGCTTAACGGCCTTACCTTTTTCTTGCGTTCGTTCCACTCTGCGCGAGCCTTTGCCTCAGATTGCTTTTGTTGAAGCTCTGAATTGCGCTTTACGAGTGTGATTGCACAAGATGGACTACATACTTTTTGGAGGGTATTGCGAGGGGTGTATTGGGTTTTGCATATTCGGCACTTCTTCGGCTTAGGCTTCTTCGCCGTTGCCATCCTTTTCCTCCTGGTTTCCCATGGTTTCGTCTGCTTGGCGGTCTATCTCGGCGTTGCAGGTTTCGCAAATGTACGATTCATCGGGTGATAGCTCATTGGGACAGTTGCAGCATTTCATCTTGTCCTCCGTACTCGGTTAAACCGGCTCTGTAGTAGCGGCCAAACGGCGTCGTATGTTGGAATGTCTGCGGGTGACTGCTTCGGCTTGCGGGGTGTCTTGCTGGTCGTCTTGAATATCAATCTCTCTTCTAGTCTGTCCCATGCTGATTTTCTTCGTCTGCTCATACTGCCGCCCTCCTGCTCCTGATTGCCGCAATACCGGGTATCAGATTTACCGAACTGTCACACTCGTTACCCCAGCAGCCCCAGCCTGGTTCTGATTGCCTGGCGAACAGTTCTATGCGGGGGACGTCGCCCAGCAGTTGAACCAACTTTTCGCGGATGATCGGCGGCTTGGCGCTGTGCTCCATCCGTGGCGCGGTGATGTGCTGGCAGATTGAAGCGTCCAGGCGTTCCGGCAGGCGGCCGCGTACTGCAAACAGGCAATCTTCACTATTGGCCCTCGTCATATGGCCCATGCCGATCGCGCTGTTACCCATGCGGCGGTTGGTCTTATGCCAAGTGAAACCCTTCATGGTCATTAGCCGGAAGCCCCAAGCCTCGACAACCTTCAGCGCCTCAAGTGGTTGAGTAGGAACCCACCACATTGCCAGCAGGCAGGATTCGGCGGCCAAATCCCAGACCGGCAATCGGCAGATATCGGCAACGGTCATCACTGGGTACTTATGGCCTGCTCCGCGCTCACCATCGTTGGCCTTGTCTCGATATGACCACGGGGGATCGGCGTAAATCAGTGTGTGCTTATCGTTCATACTGTAATCACCTTTTCATTAAGCCTAGCCAATGAGGCATTCCTATCCCTGGTTGCTTGATGCCGACGCTTCATCCTCTCAGAGCTGGATTTCCTATTGCTTTGAGATATGAAATTCAGACCGCATGCATGCGCATGTTTATTATTCTCTGCATAGGTGCACCATTCTAAATTTGAAGAGTTGTTGTCAGTTTTGATGCCGTTGATATGGTTCACAACCTGATTGGGCGCTGGTTGTGAAATGAACGTAATAGCTATTATTCGGTGGATAAGAAATCGCTTTTTTACTCCATCAAGGCAAAGGCCGATGCTGAGATATCCAGATGTGTGCTTTAGTGGCTTTAGAATTTTCCCTCTCTTTAGTCTCCCCATTGAATCAATGTGATCAAGTGACTTTATGTTGCCCTGATTGCTTGCGACATAAAGACCTTCATACCCAGGAATCGGCTTCCACATTTCGCCGCCCCCTGCCGGGGTGTTGCTTGCATACTCTGGTTTCATGCCGCCCTCGCTTTGTCGCCGAACCGCTTCGAAAGCTCATCGGCCAGTTTGGTTTCTTCCGTCCACACGACGCCGCGCTCAGCGCCGAATGCATAGGCGCATTCGATAACGTCGCACATCTCGCGAATGGTCATTTTGCTTGTTGATTTCCCCAGCACGACAAAGCCGCCGTTGATACCTGGTACAGTCTTTTGCCCCTGTAAAGCAGCGGTGATAACGTGCTTCCATTCTTCCGGTGTCAGCCAATTGGCGTACCACTCGACCTGTTTTGAGATGTCAGTCAGCATTGCCCACATCTTGTCGTTCTGGGCGATGGTGCGTGTCATTTCAGTGATGGTGATAACGAGAGGTCTGTGTAGGTCTGTTGGTAGGTCGCTGATTATCTGGAGTACGTTTTGCTTTTGGGTGTCAGTGCGGAGGAAGAATTTAGGCTTTTTCGCCATCCTGTTTCTCCCTGGTGATTCTGATGCACAAACCGCTAGCCAGTTCTATCTTTCGGCATTGGCCCGATTTAATCGACGCAAGGTCAAAGGCATCGTGCAGCACGTTAACCGCCCTCTGCTCTGGGCTTTTTCGAAACCTGAACCGGTCAACATGCTTTGCCAGCAGCACAAGCAGCCAATGAACAGCCTTTGTGATGATGTAGATATAACCAATTGCCATTAGGCCGATAGTCATCCAGTCATAAAAACTTAGCTCTTTCATGGCTTACTTCTCCGTGGTGGGTGGTGCTGGGAGCGGCATCCAGTGGGTTACTGTTTGTGGTGTGCGGTTAATATAAAAACCAGCCTCATATCTCGTTCCGTCATGCAGCTCAAACATCCCCACGTAGTCAGCGATGAACGGGATGCCAGAAAGCTCAGTCAGCATGTTGTTGCAAAGGACGGTTTGGCAATCCGCTGGCATTCTCTCACTGCACTTAATCCAACCATCCGGTAATTCCGGAGAGTTCGCGGCCCGATATTCATCAAGCGCCTTGGCTACCGTTCCCAGAGGTTCATGCGCCTGGCCAATGATTTCGTAAACTGACTCATCAGTAAGCACGTCACCATCTTCGGCGTAGTAAAGCTTCAGCGCGTTCATGATTTCTTCGTATGCTTTCATGGCTTCTCTGGCTCCTGTCTGAATAGCTCGGATGGTAGTTCAACCTCATCACCAAATTTGGCTGTAACAATGGCGCGGCAGACAGCGCTCAGGGCTGTATAGCCGAACCCACACCAATCCTCTTCTCCAGCTCCGTGTGGGAATACCTTGTCTGCATACCAGTTGCGCCCTTCCGCCGTTCTAAGTTCTATGCGGAATTTCTCAATTAGCGGCCCGCACTGGTTCCAGTTATTCGATGGGCTGTATGTCGCCAACAGATGCCCGTTTTCGAGGTCAAAAACCATCTGAACAGCGCCATTACCCTCGAATGTGTGGATTCTGACGTTCGCGCCAGTTGCCTGAGCTACAGCCCAATCAAGCGCAACGCCGGTTAACTCGCTCGTTTTAACTTTCATCGCCTTCCCCTTTGATTCTGATGCCGATAGCCCGGAGCGACTGCTTCACTTTGATGGCGGTTAAATCCTTACCAACCTCGTACCCTTGTGCGTAAGCGCCTTCTTCGCCGTCTTTCCAGTGGTCGTCATTTGCTTCCGGCCAGTCGATATCAACAACGAGGCTCTCACGGCTGGCAGTCCATGCGGATTTCCACTGCATCCACTCATCTTGCCGAACGGTATTCACGTACTCGCCAGCGCACGGCGAATCCTCTGGCTCAATATCAAGCTCTGGGTACTGGTAGTGGAGCCTGACTCTTTCCTCAAATTTCTCTCTTGCTAGGCTCTCTGTTTGCTTATCCATGGTTATCTCCTTGGCACAATGTCACTTTCTGGCGGTACTCGTTGAAGTCCTGAGCAGTAATGCCGGGTATGATGCAGTCAGCGAAAACCACCTCGCCTTGCAGTGTTTTAACGAACCGATGCCGGTTGAAATACTCGACGGAAACATTTTTAGACAACCCACCTGGTGGTACAGATTTCGGGAATTCTGCAAAGTGCCGGATGAGATATTCCATCGCGTCCGTGTATTTAATTGCATCGTCATAGCTGAGTTGGTAATCCATCAGAAATCTCGTTTTTTATATGGCTTCTCCTCGCGCTGATCTCGCGCTTGCTTTGCCTGCGCTTGGTCAACCTCGTAAATCACACCATGCCGCTGATCGGCATAAACCACACCCGCCTCGCCGTGCCGGTTAAGTCTGAGTAAGTATTCAGTTTCTGCCTGGTTGACGTTCTCGTCATAGGCTCCTTCGCGGTAAATACCCAGCCAGTAATCACAGTCCTGTTCTATCTGCCCAGTATCGCGGGAGTCGCTCGGCAGTGGCCGTTTGTTGGTGCGCTTCTCAAGGTCACGGTTTAACTGGGTCAGCAGAACGACGACGCAACCAAGTTCCTTGGCAAGGTTTTTAAGGCCCTTGGTGATCATCCCGTAGGCCAGATCGTTACGCTCCGCTTTCTCGGCCTTCATCAACGTGAGGTAATCAACCAGTACCATGCCAACAGCCCCGCGCTCTCGCTTAATACGGCGAGACTCAGCAACGATATGAGAAAGAGATAAGCCCGGTGTGTCATCGATGAAGAGATTTCCATTCTGTGCCAGTTCCAGCCCCTTTGCAGACGCCATGGCAAACTTGTTATCGTCGTAGCCATCCAGGTAGAACACCTTCGAGTTAACCCGTGAATTCTGGCTAATCATGTTTTCCGCAAGCTGTACCCGTGGCATTTCCAAGCTGAAAGCGAGTGCTGGCAGATTTTCATTCAGAGCACAGTTGATCGCCATCGTCGTATACAGCGTGGTTTTACCCATCTTCGGGCGTGCACCGATGACGAATAGCGAGCCTTTGACAATACGCTTTGGCTCCAGAACTTCATCCAGCGCCTTGATGCCGGACGTTAGCCCAATGGATGCCGGATCCTGACTAAGGCGACCACTCACAACGTCCATCCACTCCTGCATGGCATCAGCAAACGGCACCAGCCCGCGTGTATTGCCAGACTTAGCCTTGTCATCAATCTGCATCGCCAGTGATTGGACAGCCTCCAATTTTTGGCCTGTAGTCATCCCATTGCGGGCATAAAGCAACTCCAGCATGGAGTTGGTTTTTTCAATCGCCATGCGCTCTACGGATTTATCCTTGACCGCGTTTGCGTATGCGATGATGTTTGCCGCGCTTGGGGTATTTTTTGAAAGCTCAGCCAGGTAGGCAAAGCCACCAACACGCTCGATGTCTCCCGTTGACTCTAGGCGGCTTGCCACCGTCAGGAGATCGAGGGTTTCATTTGAGGCGTTCATCGCTTTCATGGCGCGGTAGATAACTCCATGCTGGCGACTGTAAAACATTGAGTCTGTCAGGAAGGAAAACACCTTCTGCACCCGATCACTCTGCGCATCCAGCATGACGCCACCCAAAACTGACTGCTCAGCATCGATGTTGCTTGGCGGTACTTTGTAATCATCGGTCATAGCGTTCCTTCCCTCGTTTTTACTAACGTCTCGCTTCTCAGCAGATAATCAAAGCTCGCTCTCCAGCCCCGGTCATTTTTGCCAAAGTAAAACTCCCCAGCCGAACCAATGAACGCCAGGAAGTAATTTCTGGCAGCTTCAACAGATGGCTCTTTCAGCTCTGAGAGAAGTCGCTTGATTTCGCGCTTTCTCTTCGGATTGAGTTCTTCTGCGTTTGGCAGACGCTCTCCAACAACCTCGTTGTAGGTTTCCATTACTTTCTGGTACGGAGTCTTGAAAGATTTTTTCTTGGCAGGTTGGTCATCACCAGATGACATCTCTTTATCTTTAGATAAAGAGTTATTATTTAATTCATTAGCTGTGGCACTTTGTTGGCATTCTGTTGGCACAACCTCGCTGGCGGACTGCACCACCACTGGTTTTGCGTTGGCACTTTGTTGGCATTCTGTTGGCACAGAATTTGACTGATAATCGTCGTATTTTACGATGTAGATCCGGGTGAATTTCTTGTTGGTGACGCGGGTGATCATCCCCATTTTCTCGAACTTATTGAGCAGGTATTTAATCCTGTCATCCTTGACGCCTGTCTCAAGTTCCAGCTTGCTGCGCCCAGTGATGAACTCACCACGACGCAGTAGCAGATCGCCAATCTCAGTCTGAACGATGGTTGGTTCATAATTGGCTTTCATGATGATGTGAACCCACAAATGAACAGCCTCTGAATCCGTCCTATAGAATGGCAATTCCATGATTTTACGGTGCAGCAAGGCAAACCCCTTACCGCCATTTCTTGGCGACTCCTGCGGCCTTCTGGCCTCACGTGCTTCTGCTAAATTGCTAACGTTCCCCATTTGATTTCACCCTCTCTTGTTGCTGCCGGAATGTTTCTGCAAACCTCTTCCCATAATCGGGATTGCACGATGCGATATAGACCAGCCCATCAGGTGAATCTGGGTGACGCCGCTCCTCTTCCTGCTTGAAATTTCTGCGTTTTCGTGCCATTATTTACCTCGCAAGTTTCTCTAAAATTCCATCGTGATTTGCTCTGAACCTCGGACTGCCATCCGGGGTTTTTTATTGGGCGTTAACAGCTGCGCCACCTGCTTAGCCAGCCTTGCAAGGTCATCGTCAACGACGCCCCACTCCAGCACCGCCAGCAGCATGCTCATGCGCGGTATCAACGACTCTTTCCACCTGGTTACCTGTGACGGAGCCACCCCCACCGACTCAGCGATAGAGCTAACCCCTTTCACAGCAATCTTGTTCAGTAGCGCACTCTCAATCTGACGAGCGGCTTTGCGTGTCTTTGCAATGTCCATTTCGTATAGTTTCCCTGTTGGTTAAGTACGTGATCAGCCCGTGGGTGACCACTGTGTGATTTGTTGTTTTGGATTTGTCGCGTTCTCGGCGACGGTGTAAGGCTTCATGCCTATTGTGAAAAGAGCGGTGATGTTGTTATGCGGCTAAGGTTTTTTGGCTAGGGAACGGTTTAAGTTCCTGAGCTTCAACACGCCCATCATCATGGACGATTACAGTAATGTTTCTTCCTAAGGCCAGAGCCTTGCTAATGGCGCTTTGGCGAATGCCAAAAAGTTCAGCTGTTTTCTCTTGGCCTTTGCTGGACACGAAATCTTGAAGCGAGATTCTTTCCATAAAGGTCTCCTTGGTTATTAGACTTTAATTATCACCATTAGTAATGAATATGTCAACACTATAGGTGATTGGTTATTATCTCCTGTGGTGATAAATTAAACATATGAAAAAGAAACCATTAACGGCTGAGCAGCTAGCAGATGCGGCGCGTCTTAAGTCGATATTTGAAACAAAAAAGAAAGACCTCGGGCTATCCCAAGAGACTCTTGCCGAGCTTATGGGCATGGGGCAAAGCGGTGTAGCTCAGTTGCTGAATGGCTCTAACGCAATCAATGCCACCCATGCAGCGCAATTTGCTAAAATTCTTGGCGTCAAGGTGGATGAGTTCAGCCCATCGCTTGCCAGTGAAATTGCCGAGATGTATGAGGCGGTTGTACAGGATGGAACTGCCGTTCCAAGGTTCTCCTATCCGCTCCTTTCAGAAGTTCAGGCTGGCTCCTTTGCTTCCGTAGGATCTTTCCGTGAGGCTGACGCTAAGGTGTGGGTGGAGACAACGCGCAAAGCCAGTAGGGATGCATTTTGGTTAGAAGTTTCTGGGCATTCAATGACCGCCCCTCCAGGCAGCAAGCCAAGCTTCCCAGAAGGAATGCTAATTTTGGTTGATCCCATGGAGGATGTTGAACCTGGGGATTACTGCGTTGCAGGCATCTATGGCGATACGGAGGTAACTTTTAAGAAGTTCGTCCGAGAAGATGGTAAGCCCTGGCTGGAGCCATTGAACCCGAATCCTCGCTACCAGAGCCTAGAATGCGATGAGAACTGCCGGATCATCGGAAAGGTAGTCAAGGCCCAGTGGCCGGAAGAGACGTTTGGGTAGGTGGGGTCATTTCCATCTAAACGGCGGCCACCCGGTGATACCACCACACATTAATCCAAGGATAAACATCAGCACAGGGTAAAGGATAAACCAGTAATGATTGAGAAATTCAATGAGTTCTTGCATGGTGCCCGCCCGAATTTATATGTATTTCATGCGTTTTAATATTACATAAGCCATCACCAACCATGCTGCGTTTGTCAGCGCTACAGCTAACGCAGCAGTTGAAAGTAGGTCTGAAAAAGTGAACATAGCGGACATGTTAGCCTCTGTGAGTTATAGCGATATCGTTGCGACAATTGCAATGATTGTAGCAATCATTGCAGTTCCTGCAAGTGGGTATTTAAGCTATCACTTCGCGATCAAGGGCGAGAAAAGGAAGGAATTCAACACCGTTGCAGAGTCGATCATGATGTCACTTCTTGCACAATTGGATTGTGTAAATGAAGGCCACCACTGCGGCGATGAAATTAAAACCAATGAAATACGTAAACTTTTGCACGTTTCTGATAAAAAGTTGCGCGCACAAATCCTTATTGATTACGCTGCGTACGAAAATGCCATGACTAACAGCGGAAGCGTTGACGACTGGAATAAATTCACATTTTCATCTGAAGAAACACGGGTTGCACTTGCAGTAGCCATCCAACAGCTAGCTAAGAATGTAGAAAGAAGGTAATCCAACCCGGCCCCGAGCCGGGTTTTTTGTGCCTGTTGAGCACGATCCATAGAACGTACAATTTACCTCATAAAATCACACCAAAGCCGCTTGCCACCTGAACCCAACCACGATCCATTTTTCTGGCATCGATATCACCAATGGTTAACTGCTTACCAGCGGTGACACCGCTCACCTGCACCACCTGCACTAAATCGATACTCCTGCACTTTTTCGCCGCTCCTGCACCATGCCTCCCGTCAAAAGCCCGAACCAAACGCAGATCACAAAAATAAATTCACTTAAAAATCAAAACAATAATCACCAATAGTAATTTATTATCACCATTAGTGTTGACTATAAAATTACTAGAGGTGATACTTACTCCATCAAAACGAAACACCGACACGAAGCCAGCAGTTAGCCAGTGTCACGCTCTTTGTAACAACGAGCTTGGATGCTCTACGGAAGGTGCCGAGAACGCACCGAACCTAACCGATTGGTGAGTGCCTTGTTGCGACAGGTCAGCCACCAATCATCTAGGAGTCATCATGACAGCGATTACTTATGGCAAGTCAGTAAAGCCGGTAAGGAAAGAAAACGCAGCAACTCGCCGCCATCAGCGCCGCGCAGCAGAAGCGATTGATCGGAAGCTGGTTGAGTTGCGGATTTGCAAGGCGCTGGGTCAGCAGCCGGAAGCGGTAGAAGCGGTAAGCCAGGAAGTGGTAGCAGCTCGCAAGCCTTCCAGCCGCGCCGAGCTGGTCACCCTAACCCACTTCAGCAAGCCGGTGAGCAATTCAGACAACTGTTGCTTACCACAAGTCGCCCACTTTGCAGCAGGGCATCGTAAGACAACTAACGTAACAGCGAGGTAAAAATGGACAAGGAAATAATTAATTTAGTTAAACGCTATTCAGAAGAAAATGGCGTAAGCATTGGCGGGGCGGCTTACCTTATCAGCGTAGGCGTCAGTGAATTCATGGAACGCATGAAAGGGGATGTAGTTCCTAGCGGGGAATCAAGTGCGGAATGCGGGTGTACCCCTCCCCTTGGATGCCCGGGTAATGCGACAGGATGCGGCGGAACTGGTATCGGTGGTAATAATAAAATGAGCGCCTTGATACCGAGCCTAACGGAATCAGAACTCGCAACGCTCATGTGGACTGTTAACGCTCTCGTATCGGCAGAGGTTAGAGCACTCCGCTCAGAAGTTTATCGACTGCTGCTTGCCTCGCACAAATAGTCTTTTCTGTCTCGGCATTCCCGTAAGTATTCAAATTAGTTACGGCCTCAATGATGCTTGTTTTTACAGAGAACTTCTTATCGGCTGGCAACTCCCTAATTAGCTGAGTCAGCGCGAACCGCAAAACATCATTTTCAGCAGAAATGGCATCAAGCTGACTGGAAATGTTGGCTAACACCATATCGTTAACTGAAGACATATAAACATTCCTTATTTTGACTGTGGAATAAGCAGTCTATCGGTTTCCTTTGACTGTGGAAAGCGGGGAAACCACGTGCCGGGCGTGGCTAAACATCCCGGCAACCCAGTAACTTTCCCGCTGCCTCTATACGTGGGGGCTTCGGCAAGATTATTAACAGAGAGGGTTACACGATGAAAATCAACATTACCGTAGATTTAGAGTGGCTTGGCGAAGATGGCGACATGGATGCTGAAATCAAGCATGAAATCATCAACGGCGTGAAAAGCGCCATTTCGCGTGACTGCCTTGCCAAAGTGGAGAAAGAAGCATCAACACAGATTAACCAGGCAATTAGCGAATCCATACTGTCAGCGAAGAAAGCCATTGAGCAGAAAGCCATTAACTTTGCCGATGAATGGCTTGAGAAAGAAGTGACGATTACTGATAAGTGGGGCGATGTTCAGGACTGCCTGACCATTACTGACATCATAAAACGCAGCTTTGACAAGGTAATGGAAAAGAAAGTCAACTCAAGCGGCGAATTTACAAACGACAGTTATAACTCCATGCCACTGATTAAATATCTGATGGGTAAACGCATGGAAGAGTTGGTGCAGGCCAAAATCAAGCCATTGCAGAAGGACATAGATACAGCCATTGCGAATGCGGTTAACGCCGGAATCCGTAAAAACGTGTCGGATAAATTTGCAGAGATGGTTATCCAGACGGCAAAGCAAAACAATCAGATGGCTATTGAGAACAAGCAATAGCGGCGCGGGGTGCAGCATGTCTTATCGCGGGAAGGTATGGGCAGTCGTGATAAGCGGCTGCACTGTGTTTTGGATTGGGGTTATATGGGGGATTTGGGGGTGAGGATTAAGGTTGAAGTTACACAGGAAGAGTTGACAGAAGCTGAGTTCAGTGGCGCGGAAGATTTAAGGCAAGAAATCATCGACGACCTTCGCGATATGGACTATCCAGGGTTCGACGTAGAAGTTGAAATAGTGGACGAGTAGCACAGTACAAAGCTCATTTTCGAGTGGGCTTGATACTGGCTCCAGACCAGTGCGACATAGCACCTCTTCGGCCTCCATGTGAGGCCATTTTTTTATCTCAAATTCAGGAGATCACGATGAGCGAAGCAACCGGCTTGTCGATTGTGATTGAGCCTGTAAACGCGCTTGCCGTGTTTACCCAGCCTGACCACATCGAACAGATTTTGCAGCAGGTAGAGGAAGAAGTAAGCGCCTTTGTTTTTGATGCCAGCACCAAGAAAGGCCGTGATGCTATGGCTTCACTTGGCCTGAAGGTGGCAAAGACGAAAACTTACCTGGACGGCCTCGGTAAAGATTTGGTTACCGAGTACAAGGAAGTGCCGAAGAAAATAGACGCCAGCCGCAAGGTAGTGCGTGACCGGCTGGATGCACTGAAAGAAAAGGTGTTGCAGCCAAAGCTAGAATGGGAAGCCGAGCAGGATCGCATGAAGGCGGCAGAGGAAGCGCGCCGGGAGGAAGAAGCCTACAACGCAATGCGCGATGAAGCCAACCGGATGAATGCCGAGTTTGACGTCGCAGCAGCGGCAGCACTGGCGGCACGTATCGAATCAGACCACGAACTGGCGTTGCTGATGAACGAAAAGCACGACCGGGACGCAGCAGAAGCCAAAGCCGAAGCAGAACGCCAGCGCATTGCTCATGAAGAAGAGTTAAAGCGTCTCGCAGCAGAACAGGCCAAACGTGACGCCGAGGCAGAAATAGCCGCAGCAGCACAGCGCGAAGCTGATGCAAAAGCGGCGCTGGAGAAAGCCGAACAGGACGCTAAGGACGCGGCAGCTCGGGCAGAACAACAGCGTATTGAGGCCGAGGCTAAAGCCGAACGCGAAAAGCAGGAGGCAGCGGCGCAGGCAGAGCGTGACAAGCAAGCTGCTATCGAAGCTGAGCAACGCCGGGCCAAAGAAGAAGCCGACCGCATCAAGCGCGAAGCTGAGCAGAAAGAAGCCGCACGGCTGGCAGAAGAAAAGCGCATTGCTGATGAAGCCAAAAAACGTGCTGATGATATTCAGCACCGCAAGGTTATCGGTACCGGCATTGTAACCGCCCTGCTTGCTCACACCAGCTTAAACCGCGAACAGGCCATTGAGGTGCTCACGGCACTAAAAGACGGTCTGATTCCAAACAGCGCCATCACTTACTAATAATCACTATTCATCAAAGGAAAAACGTCAATGGCACAAGCTATCGGCGGCGCTATTGGCGTCGCTAAAACCCTGCTCGAACGCATTCTTCAAAACATTATTGCTGGCGCTAAGCCCGGCCCGGAGGCATACGCATGAGCGGATTAATAACCTCATTTTTTCGCTGGCTTAAAGACACTCTGAATCAGAGAGGTGAGCCATGAAAAACAACGCATTCAAAACAGCGCAGTTCACAGCTCGTGCCGCCAAATCGCTACACAGTCCTGTTTTGTGGGCGATGGCAATGGTTCAACTCAAACAAGCTTGGAGGTCGAAATGAACGCAATGCAGGCACTGGAAATTGAGAAAATTGTTGCAGGCTTTACTGAGCAGGATAACGAGGCCGTATACAGCGAAGTGGAGCGCCTCGATAAACAGCTCCGCATCCACCACTTCACGGACATGTTACGCCAGCAGTTGCCGGGGATTGATAACGACGTGATGGAGCTTGGCACCGACTCCACCGAGTACCAGGAAGTGGCCAGCAAGGCGATTTGGGACGGGCTCACCGAGCTGGTAAAGCGCCAGCGGGCGCTGGAAATTTACCGAAGTTTGCACAGCTATGACGAGGTGGCGTGATGGCGGGGAAAACTGAAACAGTAACTTGCAAATGCTGCCCAGACGAATTTATAGCGCGCGTTGCTGACCGGAAGAGAGGCTGGGCGCAGTTCTGCAGCAAATCATGCGCGGCATACTGGAAAACATACGGTAAGCGCCGCCGCCATCAGTCTATTGAGATGCGAGAATCCGCACGAATAAGAAACGATATAGAACGCTCGCAAATCGAGGAGTCGCGTGGTGAGCCTCGCGAGTTCGTATATGTGAACGGCTTCGGCCCATGGGATGACCATAAGGATTGCTGATGAAAACTGGCATCTACCACGACATTTCAAACGAGGACTATCACAAGGATGAGGCGATAGGCTCAACGACCATCAAGGCAATCAGTGTAAGCCCGGCCAACCTCTACTTTAACCCGTTCAAAGGCAGCAAGGCGGCGAAGATAGGCACAGCCATTCATGCTGCCCTGCTTGAGCCTGACATGTTCGAAAGGGATTTCATTCTGGAGCCAGAGATTACCTCTCGCGCATCCAGAGAATATAAAGCGCTAGCGGTCGACCATGACCCAGAGAAAATCCTCATCGGCAGTGAAGTCGAAACCATAAACAGGATGATCGAATCGTCCCGCCTGAATGAGGATTTTATGGATTACCTAGGCGCAAAAGGTCGCTCTGAAGTCTCGATGTTTGCCACCTGCCCTATTACGGGCCTCAAGCTTAAATGCCGGTTCGACAGGCTATCCGATAGTCACGCTTACCCACTCGACGTAAAGAGCTGTAGAGACGCCACAGAGCGCGGATTTAGCAGTGCATTCGGCCAGTATCACTATCACGTTCAAGCTGCCTTTTACCTGTACGTGCTGAATCTGGCAACGGGGCGCGACCTCAACCAGTTCTGCTTCTTCGCAATAGAGAATAACGCCCCATACAAAAACTGCATGTACTACATCGGCGAGGATTCGCTAGAACTCGGCAGAAAGACCATGTTCGAGGCCATGCAAAAATTAACCGAATGCCTGGACGACGAAACAATGCGTACCGAAGGAATGGTGTTGCCATCCAGCGAAATTAACGTCCCGGCATATCTATTTGATGATGAAATTGACGACGAGGTATATCTCTAATGGACCTATCAAGAACAATTGTCCCGAAGTCCGACCAGCTCAACTTCGAGGACGTCCAGTCGCAATGTATCACCGCCGTTATCAAGTCTGTCCGGGCTGGTAATAAAGAGCAGCCGGTATTTATCGACCTGGATGGATATGACGGTCGCCCGTACAAGCCATCAAAATCAATGCGCCGCGTTCTGATTGGCGGCTGGGGTTCGGATGGTCATTCATGGGTTGGTAAGGCTTTGACGCTGACTGGCGACCCAACAGTGAAGTATGGCGGCGTAGCAGTTGGCGGCATCAAGATTTCTGCAATGAGTGATATCGCCGATAACTTCTCGTTAATGCTCACCACTTCACGCGGTAAGCGCTCAGAGCACCGAGTTAAGCGGCTTGAAGCAAGCCGGGAAAAAACTGAGAAAATCTCAGACCCTCAAGAGCTCCTGAGCTGGTTCGCTGAAGAGGCTGGCAAGATGGATTTGCCAAAACTCGAAGCAGCTTACACTCGCGGCCAGAATGCTCTATCAGCCCACCCTGAGCACCTGAAAAAACTCACTGAAATGTACGACGCCAGAAAGCAAGACATTGCAGGTGCGTAACCATGGCTGAAAAGTGGGAATCCTACGAACTTCAATTTATCAGGGAGGTAGCTGGAATTATGCCTGCCTCCCTTATCGCAGAAAAGCTTGAGCGCACCCATCGAGCAATCCAACGAATGGCCCGGAAGATCGGCGTTAGCTTGCGCTTGAAGCCTGAACAAAAGGAACAGTCATGAACGTACTGCGTTATAGATTCGCTACTGAATATAAGAACCCGGAACCAATTCAGTCACCGAGCGGTGAATTCGTTAAGTTTTCAGATTACGAACAGCTCAAGCAGCAGTTGGATGCTGTTGTTGCTGAGTGTGCAGAACTCCGTGAGCAGTCTGAAGATGTCTACGCAGCAGGATACAACCACGGTCACCTCAACACCGTTGATGGCATTGCTTATGCACCAGGCACCAAGGACGAGTTTTACTCTTTGGCTTTGCAGGTGATGGCTGAAGCCGAAACACCAAACGTCACCGCAGCACTGGCAGAAGTAGAGGCTAAAGCGATTGAGAAGTTTATCGTTTGGGCTACAGCGTCATCTGGCTTCGATTATGACCTCACGATTGAAGATGCTAAAAGGTTTGCTGACGAACTGCGGGAGGCCCGGTGATGGCAACTAATAGCGAACTGAAGCCGTGCGCGGATAACTTCAAATCAGTAATCGGCGGGCGTGTTGATTGGCGCGTCGGGCCGCCATGCCTGACGTTAAGAAGAACTCAATCTGGCGCTACTGGAGGGATTCTCAGCAAAGCAACTGGTCTGCTTGAGACGGTCGTCGATCTGCAAGTGGATAGCAAGTCTGGTTGGTTGCGCGTGAAGGCAGCGGAGAAAGGATTCAAGGTTCAGCGCAACGGCTCATTTAGCTGTTCGGCGATTGCCTTTAAGTCTGTGTCCACAGATGACAAAAAGACCGTAAAAATTCAGTTGAAGCTTGACCGGGATGGATGGCGGTACGGCAGATTCAGCGAGGCCCATCATGAAGAGTAACCGGCAGGCGCGGCGCGTCTTGAACATGCCGCATTGGTTAAGCAATACGCAGTTCCAGGCAAAGTGTAAACACACTGGAGAATGGACAGTAACGCAGACGCGGAGCTGGGCTGCATCTGAGGGGTTTTATCTTTCTCGTCAACTCATCGCTTTTGAACGAGTGGTATTGATGTCGGGGCAGCACACAAGGGGGGAGAGATAGAGTGAGCAAGCTAACGAAAAAGCAGCGCGCTGAGTTACGGCAGATGTTCGGTGGTCGGTGCGCTTACTGCGGCTGTGAGCTGCCGGAAAAAGGCTGGCACGCTGACCACGTGGTTGCCGTTCTTCGCGTTTCGGAGCAGGACATGAAAGCCGCAGCGAAAGGGATTTTTAAGCTGAAAGCCACTGGAGAGGTATTCAACCAGCATGCTGACAATCATGAAAATCTCGTCCCGGCTTGCGCCCCATGCAACCTATTAAAAACCAGCTATTCGCTTGAGATGTTCAGAAAGCAAGTATCACTGCAAGTCGAGAGAGGCAGGAAAAGCAGCGTCAATTTCCGCACCGCCGAGCGATTTGGACAAATTCAAGTCACTGCCGCACCGGTTGTATTTTGGTTCGAACGTTATGACACCCAAGAGGAAGCAAAGCTATGACAACTGAATTCAAAATTGGCGAAGTCTGGATGTCTCGCCAAGCCAATTACTATCTCGTTGTCGCAATCAGAAAAGGCCGCGCTATTTTACACGCCGGTAAAGATGGCGTCGGCTATGCGGTGTATAGAGATGTGGGCAAAACCAAGGGCTGGAAGCGGATTAAACCTGCTGAGTTGGCTGTCGAGCCATCTCATGATGCAGGAGCAACAGCATGACAGATAAATTAGAAGCACTTAGCCAGCCAGTTGGATATTTCATCGAGTGGCAAGATGCGGAGACTGGCGAAAAAGAATGGTGCGAATGCAGCAAGCAGAACGGCGCTCCACTCTACTCGCAAGAGTACGTAACCGCACTGCTACAGGACATCGCCAATCTGGAACAGGCTATGCACCACATCCACGGCGCAGCACTCGATATTACAGTTCCCAGATCGGCAATAGCCAAGGCCGCTGAATTTGCCACAAATAAGGAAAATCGAAATGGATAAATTAGAAGCACTGAAAGCGGCAGCATTGGCCGCTACTCCGGGGGAGTGGGTAGCATTTTTATCTGGTGACACCCACGCCGTGCATACGCCTGACGATAAGCACTGCGGGAATATCGTTAACTGGCCTGGATTTGATGGCAGTAAGAACGCCGCAAACAACGCCGCATTTATTGCTGCGGTAAACCCTGCGGTTGTTCTTGAACTACTGGCAGCGCTGGAAGAGGCAAACAAATGCGCAGAACTTGAAAGTATTGGTGCGGATAAAAGCGCTGTAAATGCGGTTGAATGGATGAAGCGCGCAAACGCAGCAGAACAGCGAGAAGAACATCTAAAAGCCACCGTCGATGTTCTATCAGCCAAAAACACAGAGCTTGAGCAGCAACATGAGGCAACACAACAAGGCGCGCAGATTCTCACCGAGGCCATTGGTGCGCATGGCTACATTGCTGGTTGCCTGGAGCGAAATCGCCCGGATTTGGCGCTAGAAGAATCGCTTAAATGGATGTCCGTATTTGCTCAGGCCGCCGAACAGGTCGAGGGGGAGTAATGCAAGCACAACTATCAATAGTTCGCCCTGGCGGCAGTGATAACACTGAAATCAGGCTTATCGTTCGTATTGCTATGGGTAAAACCATCACAGCAGTGATAAAGCCTGAAGATTTCGCGCTGGCGGTGACCGGAAAGTCTGATGTGCCAGTCGATTTGAAACTCCGCAATGTGCGTATTGAGGTAGAAGGAAAAGCGCCGGAGAAAGTCTTATACACCTGCCCATCCTGCGGAGAGCAAAGCTATGAAGATCTTGGCGGTGGCGGCCTGCGCTGCTGTGACTGTGGGCAGTATTTCACAAAGGCGTACGGGGAGTAACATGTCAAAGCTAACAGCAGAAGAAAAGAAGTGGGTTAAACAAGTGAACGCGCTTCTCAAGAAATGCCCGTCTAAACGGATCGGCTTCTATACCATCGGTGACGATTCTATCGGGCTTTATGATAAGGACTATCAAGATGAGATCGACGCGGCGGATGTCGACTTAGTTCCGGCGCTTAACAAAACCGGCTACGGATTTAGCGAAGACATCTATTTTCCTGGCCCCGTCCAGGGCGTATGCGGCTAAGGGGGAGTGATGATTGGCACAATGAAACCAGATGGTCCATTTATCCTCATGACGTTCGAAGGGGATGACATTCTTCATGATGAACGCGGCATTGTGATTATGAACGGGAAGCCGAAATGGGTTGGAGTTTCCCGCCTGTATTTTGAGTCCGACCTTGGTGAGCACAAAGCTAAATACTGGACGAAAGATATCAAAAATGCTCACACGTTTAGCACAATAGATGAGGCGACAATACAGCTTTGCAAGCTGAAGAATCCGCACTTAATCAAAGTACGCAGGTTATCGCTGGGAGCCAATAAATGACCATATCAACACTAACAACTGAAGCCATTAACGGCGTGGCTGACTTAAAGGCTGGTTACACACTCGGTCACGCTGATGTAGCGATACTGAAAGCTCTGTCCGCCGAGCTGCTGGCTGTAAGGGGGGCGCAGCCAATAGGCTACTACAGCCCCGCTGCTATACAAATGCTAAAGCTCAAAGAGTGGGCGGCGATAAGCGCACACCCATTCATGGATAGTGATCAGCCGCTGTATTCCGCCCCTCCTGCGCCTGCGGTGACAGTCAATTTCAAAGCGTTGGCAAATGACTTGGTGGAGAACCTTGTCGATTGTGGCGGTGCGGATGATGAGGCGGTTGAGCAATATCTGGCTTTCGCTGAAAAAACATGCCGCGTGGCCATGGCAGCAGCACCTACCCCTACCAAGTAATCCCCCTCGCTCTTCGGAGTATCCCCTATGAACATCATCAGCGTCAGGAGTCAGTGCGGGGTTATGCCTGCACCGGTCAAAGTAACTTTGCATGAAGGGCATGTGACTTTGGCATCCGGCTGTTCGGCTGATGATGTCGAGAGAATATTAGGCTTAGGAGAAAAACCATGTACGCAGACCAATTAGACCAAGCAGCAGAACTTACCCAGCAGATTATAGATATAGCCCTTCTTAGCCGGAAGCACGAACCTGCACCCTCACCAACCTGCCTCAACGGCGACTGCGGTGAGCCATCAGTGCCAGGAACCAACTTCTGCTGCAAAGAGTGCCGGGAAGATAACGAGCGGATTGAGTGGAGCTTGAAGAACCGGAGGGTGTCGTGAAAGTTCAAATTGACTGGGAGGTGTTGATAGTCATCGCGCTATTGTGCGCTGCGGCGGCGATACTTGGATGGGGGATGAAATGACAGCAGAGAACTTAATTTCCATAGCGATTGCAGCAGTAGGCTTCTTTGCCGTGATGATTTGGGTATGGAGGGGAACGCGTGGAAATACCCGTTGAAAACGCCCTATACCAAGCCGCACGAACCGTCATCTCAGAATACAAGTCACCAACCAACACCCTAGCCTACCGGCAAATCCTCGATAAACACGCAAAGAAAGTTGCCCCCATGCTGCCGAGTAAACCTCCGGCATGGTTGCAGCTTAACTACGTGTGTCACAAGGTCTACGCAGAGAAGTAACTAGCAACTTATCAAGTTAATAAATTAACATCCATCATCCTATGCATAGCTTGGGGTCATCACGTCTTATTTGCGGGAGTTTGCATGCTGACAATCAGACAATGGAACGAGCGGCAGCCAATTAAGCGAAACGAAGAAACCATAAGGCGGTTGATTCGTGAAGGCAAAATCTGGCCTGCACCGGAGAAGGATGGCAAGGAGTGGTTGCTGTCCGAAAACGCAAAGAGAATCGACGGACAAAGCACGAAGCCTGTCGGTCTTTTATCGAGGATCAGGAATGGCAAGAGTCAGGAACTCAAGGCGGCGCGACCTTCCGCCAAACCTCTATGTTCGTAATGGGGGTTACTACTGCTACCGCGACCCAAGGACGGGCAAGGAGTACGGATTAGGGAGGGATAAGCGACTGGCGATAACTGAAGCAATCTCAGCAAATCTGGAGTTTATGGCTGGAGATGGAGAGCGAACTTTGGCACAGCGCATCCAGGAGGATGGCGTGGTTACATTTCATGCCTGGCTCGACCGGTACGATGCCATTGTTGAACGCCGAGGCTTGAAGGAGTCAACGATGGTAAATCACCGCAGCAAGCTTGGGATATACCGTGATTACTTCCCAGATAAGCCGATCGCTGAGTTCACAACGAAGGATATCGCAGGGTTCGTTAACCACTACGTTGAACAGGGGAAAAGCTCAAGTGCCAAAATCATGCGCGGAACGCTGCTAGATATATTCAGAGAGGCAATTGCAGATGGGGCTATTCAGCACAATCCCGTTGAGGCAACAAGGAACCCAAAGACGGACGTGAAGCGCTCTCGCTTGTCACTGGCAGATTTTAACGCCATACGGCAATACGCAAGCGCCTTTCCGTCTTGGTTTGTGCCTGCGCTGAATATGGCGCTTGTAACTGGCCAGCGCATGGGTGACGTGTGCAATATGAAATGGGAGGATATCTCTAACGATAGGCTCCTGGTCAAGCAAGGGAAAACCGGATCAATGGTGGCAATACCGTTGAAGCTGGGCATAGCTGACGTTAGCCTTGAGCAACTGATCGGCGATATCAAGAAAACCAGCGACTACATCATTTCACCCCGCACCGGTGGCAAAGTGGCCGAAAGAACAATGTCGGATTATTTCACGAAATCGCGTAAACTATCCGGCTTATCGTGGGAAGGAGATCCGCCATCTTTCCACGAAATCAGAAGCCTTTCCGCCCGTCTTCATACAGAGGCGCGAGGAAGTGAATTCGCCCAGCGCCTTTTGGGTCACAAATCAGCCGAAATGACAGCTCGCTATCAGGACTCTCGAGGCTCTGAATGGATGGAGCTTCCTTTATGA